GTGGGGTTGCCTCCGGCCCCATCCCACTCCTGTTCACCTTGAATGAGGTCGGCAGGAATGTCATGCAGGGCGGAAGTCGGAGGTCTGCCCTGTATGGCTCTCTTAATTGGCAGCATGAGGATGCATCACACCTGCTTCATACCAAGAACTGGCATGATATGTACCTAGGTGAGCGTAAGGAGTACACCGTTTCCGACATGAAGCGGATGAACTTCAACTATGCTGCGCCGTTGGACATGATGAACATCAGTTTGAACTACGATGACGCATGGCTGAATGGTGGTGCATCTGATATATTCAAGGAGAATTGTAAGCAGGCACTGATGACTGGTGAGCCGGGATTCTCATTTAATTTCGGAGAGAAACAGGAAGAAACCCTGCGTAATGCCTGCTGTGAGGTGGTGTCGATGGATGACAGCGATTCATGTAACTTAGGTTCGGTAAACCTAGCGAACATCGAAAGCATTGAAGAGTTCAAGGACGTAGTACACTTGGCCTCAAAGTTTCTGGTCTGTGGTCTGATCAGGGCGCATCTACCATACAAGAAGGTAGAGATGGTTCGTCAGAAGAACAGCAGGATTGGCCTAGGGCTAATGGGAGTGCATGAGTGGCTCTTAAAGAGAGGCCACCGGTACGAGTTCAATGATGAACTCAAACAATGGATGAAGATTTATGAAAACGAAAGTACCAAAGCAGCAAACGAACACTGCGATCGACTATTTCTTAACCGTCCTAAAGGATACAGAGCCATCGCACCTACTGGAACAATTAGCATACTCGCTGGAACAACTAGTGGAGTTGAGCCAATCTATGCAGTCGCATACAGGCGTCGTTACCTTACGGACGGAACCAGATGGAAGTATCAGTTTGTCGTTGACGGCACAGCGGAATCCCTAATCAAAGATGGGATAAAGCCTGATAATATAGAGTCTGCTGTCGATCTGGCCGCTGATCCTGAGCGCCGTGTGAAGTTCCAGTTTGAACTACAGAAGCACGTTGATCAGGCGATTAGTTCTACAATTAATCTGCCGGCATGGGATCACAGTCAGGAAAAAGTAGATGAGTTTGCAAGAGTAGTCCGTAAGTATGCTCATGGATTGAGGGGTCTGACCCTGTACCCTGACGGTAGTAGGGGTGGTCAGCCTATAACCTCAGTTCCTTATGAGGAGGCGCACAATAAGCGCGGTGTGGTATTTGAAGACAACAGTGAAGAGCAATGTCTGTCGGGAGTTTGTGGGATATGAAACTTAAAGAAGTTAAAAAAGATAACGCCTTTAAGAATCTCTTAAAAGCCTGTTTAGACTTGGCTGATATGAATGATAATAAGATTATTTATAAGGCATACAACAGAGCATATAATATATGCAAGCAAGTTGGATATCCAACCGCTCCTCACTGTGAATATAATCACGGACTCATGTTAGAAAGAAATGGTATGTATGGAATGTATTGGTCATGCAGATGTGATGGATGCAGTTCTACAAAACCACATTTTGATAATCCAGACCCAAAGTATAGGTGGGTTCCATATTCGGAAAAAGAGAAACGAAATTACTTAGAGGAGGCAATATGAAAACTTTAATTGTGATAATAATATTGGGATTTGTTTTGGTGGGGTGTTCTTTCTCAACCAAGATGCAAGTGGGGCAATATGGCGCAGAATACACCTCAGCCATCAGATAATCGCCCGACAAGCCGTAAACTTGATGATCTAAAGGATTGGATGCAAGAGTTTTACGAAGAAGAAACAAAACTGGAAGAGATTAATGCCCTGTATGAATGGTTTGAGGAATACTATAAGCGTCAGTTTACACCCAAAAAAGATTCGGTGATCTTATGAGTGAAGAAAAGTGGAAGTCAAAAATAGGCGGCATGAACAGCTTTGGCTATAGGCGCACAGAGGGAAAAGCCTATATACTTATTGGTAAAGCCGTAAACAACCAATGGCTATACATGGATCACTATCCTGAAAGATGGAAGGCCGGCAGGAAAAGTCCGTCGGCTCAAAAAATAATTCGGTCATTGTCACCAGAGCATAAGGCTATTTATGATGCGGTCTGGAAAATCCGACAGGATGAAACATTTCACGATGACGGTGCTATAAACTACCTCAAGGAGATTTTCAATGGGTCTTGACAAGCACCCAAGGATCGAAAGCCGGAAGTATTTGGATTGGGTGGCTACGCTACCCTGCGCTGATTGTAAGGCAGAAGATGGTACAGTAGTGGCTCACCACTTAAAGGGCAGATTTTCACCCTTTTCCGGTGGTGCCGGATGGAAAGCCAATGACTACTTTTCGATGCCATTATGTTATAAGCATCACACAGATATACACAATGGGGATACCTATCTACTGGACTGGCAGCCCTATTTTATTATGGAAACGCTTGACAAAGCGTTTTACGATGGGTTAATATTGTTTAATGATAAGTGAGAAGGAAATTGAAGATGCATTACAAAAGATTGAGGAGACTGCTCCTCAGTACGCCACTGCGAAGGCTGAATCGTTTCAGTCGCAGGAGTGGAAGAAAACTCAGCGATCTCTGCTATATTCTACGGCGGTTGGTAAGACTGTTGCGGATAAGGAGCATTGGGTGGCGATTCAATCTGCGGTACGCACTGCAAACGAAGGTATTGCGGCGTCCATTCAGAATGAAGAAAGACTACGTTGGGAATTGAAACAGGCTGAACTCAAGATTGAAATCTGGAGAACTCAGCAGGCTTCTGCTCGACTAGAAAGAATGGTATGACATCCTGTCTGCCTAAACAATCCAACAACGTGAGGAACGTATAATGGATATGAAACCTGACACGATAGTGTTATTTGAAAACGAGAAGGACGGGAATGACAAACGCCCGGACTTAACCGGTACGGCTCTCTGGAACGGAGAGGAAATCAAAGTTGCACTTTGGGAGAATGTCTCCAAGGGTGGCAAGAAGTACCTCTCAGGCCAGTTGCAGCGGCCTTACAACGGTGCTGCTGCCGGCGGTGATGTCAATCGAAGTGTTGAGGGCGATAACATACCGTTTTGAAGATTGAGTATCACGATGGAGAGGTCATCGAACTTGGGTTTGATGACCGACTTCATTCCTACAGGATAGAGCCGGACAATGAACTAATTCCATCTGTCACTCAGACGATGGATGTTATTTCTAAACCCGGCCTAATTCCTTGGGCTTTGAAGGAAGGAGTGGACTGGCTTTCGAGCCATTTGTTCTATGACTCTGACAGGGATAATTACCATACAAAAAGTGTGGGAATTGATTTTCTCACGAAGGGAATAAAGGGGGCATACCGGAATACTTCCACCTCTGCGATAAATATTGGCACCGTCACCCACTCATGGGTAGAAGGCGCTATACGGTGGAAACTCGAAGGGGGTGACCCCCCCATCATGCCACCTCAGAAAGAGGCTCAGAAGGCAATAGAGGCGTTCAGAGCGTGGGTTTCAGAGAACGATGTCGAGTGGCACTCAGCGGAGCGGAAACTGTACCACCGAACCCATAAATATGCAGGCACGGTGGACGCTGTGGCGACCATCAATGGGGAGCATTGCGTTATCGATTGGAAGACCTCTAAGGCCATCTACCCTGAGTATTACCTACAGGTAGCGGCCTATGCCAAGGCCATAGAGAACATGGATGGAGTGGACGTAGACTCTGCCTACATATTAAGATGCGATAAGAAGACTGGCAAATTTGAGTGTGTCAAGTCTGAGAATTTCGAACTGGACTTTGATGCATTCCTTGCAGCCCAACGGCTACGAAGAAGGCTCAAGGTTCTCAGCAAAAAACGTAAGTGAGGGTCACTTGGCAGAGTGGTGGCTCATTTAATCATGGACGCATAGGTGACTATCGATGCGAAAGATACAAACAACCGGATGGCTCCTTATGGTTTCTCCTTTCTTCAACTAAGAAGACTTATCTCTGCTGTAAGGGGCCGTTCGACTCTCCCGAAGAAAGGGATCAGGCAATAGTTAATGAGGTGAAAAAGCGTGAGAGAAACTAAAGTATGTAGTGGCAGTGATGGTGTTTGGGCCTGTGCAGAAGATTACCCTGATCACATTTTACCTATTGATAAATTTGGGTTTCACAAAGGCAGGAGTTCCGGTCGCCAGCCATTATGTAGAGAGTGCAAGAAAATTTATAATAAAAGTAACAATGTGTACAACAATGCCGTTATTCGAGAAGCCTGTATCATATCGGGATTAAGTAGCAACTCAATACGCGCCATACCATCAGAAGATCGTATATCTTTCAGAAGAACAGCCAGACTAAATCTTGCAAATTCACCAGATAAAAATGTAGTAGAAATAACTCCGCAATTCAAGTCAGAGTTTGGTCAGTCAACACCAATGACTAAGCGAGAAACTGTTAAGGTTGATGGTGAAACGGTGCCGGAGGGTTGGGTGTACGTTGTTCGCAATCCAGATGTTCCTTGGGCACTCAAGATCGGTAAGACTTTCCCCAACGGAATCCCCGACATTATGTCTAGTGCCAGACGATTTGGCAGGTCTGAATTAGTGGATAAGTTCTGGTTTGAAGAGGCGTACAAGGCAGAGCAATCGATACACACCCTGTTAAACTATTGTAATTTAAGGACATTGGGGTATGCTGACTGCGGAAGGGAACTATTTAAATGCACAATAGAAGAGGCTATAGATGCAATCACTAAAGTTCAATCAGAAAATGATAGGTCAAGCGTCGCTGTGGGCGCATGACATTGGGAGAATTAAGAATTCGATTACAAGGGGGAGGGGGAACTACGCAGGAAGGCTTGGTGAATTAGCGCTTGCGAAACATCTTGGCGTGGAGGTGGAGGATAGTAAGGACTACGATATTATCCATGATGGAAAAAAGATAGAGATAAAAACTAAACGAAGGGCTGTCAAACCACAGCCTGATTACACGGTCAACATAGCAGCGACATCCCTACACCAAAAGCCGGATATATATGCTTTCCTAAGCATGGAATATCTTGATCGGGATAGCGGTGGTAATTATAACGATCTCCTAAACATCTGGCTTTGCGGTTACAAAAACGCTGAACAATTTTTCGAAGAGGCTTCATTCTGGCCTAAGGGAACCCCTGACCCACCATTCTTCAAGACCCATCGTGATATGTATGTCCTGACTATCGGCGAGTTGGATGATAGAGTTTGAGGCCGCTGAATTTCTCAACCGGTTTATCCTTTCGTTAGATCAGTGGATATTCGCGACAAGATTCAGGGAAATGATGATGTACGAGTGGGGAATGCTTAGTGTCGGTGACCGGCACTCTATAAACTGCTATTTAGGGATTTATCCAGAATGCTATTCGGGTCCAAGATAAAACAAACTCTCGAACAAGGCCGACAGAGGATGGATATATGTAGGTCTTGCGACAGGTTCAATAACACCACTAAATTATGCAAGGAGTGCGG